CTTGCTCCGACTATCGAAAGAATCGCCGGGCAAATCCCTAGCCTGCTTACTGGCTTTATGCCCCTTATTCCTATCATCGGCAAAATCGCAGAAATCTTTTTGCAACTTGTTCAAGCCGCGCTCCCGTTATTCGCAGACATTTTCACTAATCTCCTGCCGGTTGTTATGGATCTTGCGGTTATCTTCGAAGAATTAGTTGATATTGCTTTGGAACCGCTTTTCGAAATTATTTGGCAGATTTATGAAGCCTTTGGCCCGCTACTCGCTTCGGTGTTTCCTATTCTTATCGACCTAATCAGTTCACTAACACCATCGGTTATTAAAGTTATCGAAGCTTTTATTCCGCTTATCGAGCTAGTGCTTCCTATCCTGATTGGTTTGCTCGAGTTCATTATTCCGGTGCTCACTACGGTTGCCGAGATTCTCTCCATCCTGCTAGTCGAAGCAATTACTTACCTAATCGGAGCCTTCGAAGATTTCATGGCTTTCTTGGATCCCTTCGTGGCTGCCTTCGAAGATAAATTTGGCGGAATTAAAGAGTTCTTCTTTAGCATCGTGAACATGCTTATCGGGATGTGGGAAGGTTTCGCTAACGGTTTGATTAGCGGCGTGAACTCTGTTATTCGAGCGCTTAACCGCATCCAGGTTGATGCCCCCGGCTGGCTCACCGCGCTAACTGGTATCACTTCCTTCGGCTTTAACCTGCGAGAAGTAGCGCAAATCTCTCTTCCCCGGGTTGCCCTGGCAGAAGGTGGAATTGTTACCGGGCCGCTTAACGCCCTTATCGGCGAAGCCGGCCCCGAAGCGGTCATTCCTTTGGATCGCATGCCGAAGGGAAACACTTACAACATCACGGTAAATGCCGGCATCGGAACTAATGGGGCTCAGGTTGGTGAGCAAATCGTGACCGCAATAAAGCGCTTCGAGAGAGTTTCCGGCCCAGTCTTTGCGAGCGCCTAATGGCCACAATTGTTGAAATTGGTGCGGTCGAAGGGTTCATTCTTGATGATCCGGTAGCGGGAGTTCTGGACAATACGGATTACACGCTTGGCGGCGTGAACTTCACAGATATAAGCGACAAAGTTATCCAAATTGCGCTTAGTCGAGGGAAGAACCGCGACCTAGACAGATTTAACGCTGGGCAACTATCTGTTTTGGTAAATAACGAAGATAGAAGTTTCGATCCAAACTATGCTTCGGCAACCTATAAAAACCTAGTTGTCCCTCGCCGCCAAATTCGGGTAACTACTGACTCTTTACGCCAATTTACTGGTGTAGTTGATGACTGGAATTTTAACTACACACCGGATGGGAAATCCAGGGCGGAAATTGTTTCTACGGATGATTTCACCCTGTTAGCTCGCCAAACGGTTTCTGCCGGTACAGCGACCGAACAGCTTTCCGGTGCTCGAGTTTCGGCAGTTCTCGACCAGGAATCTATTGCCTGGCCTGCCGATAGGCGCAATATAGATGCCGGTTCTTCCACCCTCGGCACCGATGTTTTCCAGGGTAACGCTTTGGAATATTTGCAGGATATAGAGCGCTCCGAGCAGGGACAGCTTTTCATTGGTAAGAATGGGGACTTGTTCTTTAGGGGCCGCCTGGATGCTACGCCTACTTCTGGATCCATAACTACTTTTGCAGATGATGGAACAGGAGTTCCCTTCCGAACAGTTTTAGTGAACTACGGCACAGAACTACTTGTGAACACTGCAAGCGTTACTTCCGATGCCGGAACAGCAAGCGCAACTAACAGCAGGTCACGAACTGCTTATGGGATTAGCTCCGAGAGTGTCGAAACCTTAGTGAGCTCGGTTCCCCAGTTACAGAATATTGCCGATTACATTGTTGCTAAATACGCTGATCCAGAATATCGATTTAGCGGTGTGGATCTTAATCTAGATAATATGAGCGCCCCTAATAGGGCGGCTGTCCTCGGGTTAGAAATCGGCGACATTATGCTCATAAAGTTCACGCCAAACAATGTCGGGGCCGCAATAGAGCAGTATGGGCAAATAATCCGTGTGGATCATGACATTGATGGAACTCGACACGATATGACTATTGGGGTTTCTTCGCTTGATTTCACTTTCCTTGTACTCGATGATGCGGTGTTCGGTAAACTAGATAACAACAGCCTCGCCTTCTAAAAGGAGTTTTTCTATGGCAAGCCCTGCCGGTTATAAGACTTGGAGCGCCGGAGAAGTTCTCCAGGCTTCCGAGCTCATGTCGTATTTGATGGATCAAAGTGTTTTGGTTTTTTCGGGTACAGCTGCGGCCGGTTCTGCTCTAGCTTCTCCGGCAGAAGGCCAGCTTCGCTTCTTGCGCGATACGGATGCTCTCGAGTATTATTCGGGCAGTACCTGGCAGACTGTTGGCGGCGGAGATGTTGGCTTTGAGCAAACTTTCCTTTTAATGGGCGCATAGGAGATATAGGAAAACAATGGCTAGTTCATATAAAACACTCGGACAGTTGGATCTAACCAGCTCGAGCTTGACGACTCTTTACACTTGTCCGGCTTCGACCGACACAGTTGTTAGCACGATTGTGATTGCTAACAGGGCTTCGGCGGCCGATACTTTCCGTCTAGCGCTCCGCACCGATGGGGATGCAATCTCGGATAAGCATTATTTGGCTTACGATGTTCCGGTTGCGGCGAATGATTCCACTACTCTCACGCTCGGCATCACTTTGTCGGCAACTGATGTTATTTCGGTCGCCGCGGCTGGTACGGCTTCGGAGTTGTCTGTCAACGCTTTCGGTGCTGAAGTAACCGTTTAGGGGGGTAACTGATGGCTGTTACTTCTATGGCAAACAGTTCCATAAGGGACTTTACTAAGTTCAATAATATGTCTACCGCCTTTGGTGTTTCACCTTATCCCTGTGAATATGTCGTGGTGGCTGGTGGCGGTGGCGCTTACACTGGTGGTGGTGGGGCTGGTGGTTACCGCTCTAATGTTGCCGGTGAAGATTCTGGCGGTGGGGGAAGCGCTGAATCGGCTTTTTTTATTTCGGCTGGTACTTATACGGTAACGGTTGGTGCTGGTGGCACTGGTGGTGCGGTAACTGGTCCGGTTACGCCCACTAACGGTTCTAACAGTTTGTTTAGCACGGTTACTTCTTCGGGTGGTGGTCGGGGTGGTCGCACAGATAGTGGGTTTGTAAACGGTGGCACTGGTGGTTCCGGTGGTGGTGGTGGTGGTGACGGTTCCGGTTCATTAGGTGGCGCGGGAACAACTGGTCAGGGTTACGATGGCGGTGACGCGTCAACTGCGGCCCCGCCATATGCTTCAGGTGGTGGCGGTGGCGCTGGTGGGGCTGGCGCAAATGGGGTTTCATCTACTGCCGGTAACGGTGGAACCGCAAACTTCACTAGCATTTCAGGTTCTTCGGTTTCTTACGCCGGTGGTGGCGGGGGAAGCATTATCTATTCTTCTGGAACTTCTGGGCTTGGTGGCGGGACAAGCACAACGGCAGACAAGGGTGGCGGTGGAGATGGTTCAACATCAGGGAATGGTGCTAGTGGGACTGCGAACACTGGTGGCGGTGGTGGTGGGCTTTATGGTTATACAACCGGCGGCAGAACTGGTGGCGCTGGTGGTTCCGGTATTGTCATATTTAGGGTGCCTAAGCAGGCAATTGTGTCGTTCTCAGGCGGTGTAACTTCTTCAGTGGCTTCTTCTGGGGTTTACAATGTTTACACGATTACAGCTACTAGCACGACTTCAGAAACGGTGACAATCGGATGAGTCATTTTGCGAAACTAGATGAAAACAACATGGTTATTTTCGTGACTGTGGGCAGGCAGGAAGATGATGGCCTGGAAGCGGAACTGACCGCGCGCACTGGTGAGGTGTATAAGCAAACCAGCTACAACACTCGTGGCGGTGTTCACTATACGGATGGTTTGCCTTCCGATGACCAGAGTAAGGCACTTCGGTTCAACTATGCGGGTATCGGTTTCACTTACGATGAAACGCGCGATGCTTTCATTCCGCCACAGCCTTACCCTTCGTGGGTTCTCGATGAGGGCACTTGCTTATGGGTGGCACCTATCCCGATGCCTGATGGGGATTATGTGTGGGATGAGGATGCTGGGGACTGGGTAGCAGCCGATGTCTAAATGCGCATGGTGCGACATTGATCATGAATGCAAAGGGCAATGCGGGGAATGGTGCCAGACACACATTTGCCCTGT